TTATCATCAACTACAAATACTTTCATTGTTTACCTCTGTTATTCTTTTATTGTTATTAAAATCAAAGTTAGTTAAAAATATAGACTTTTCATAAGGTTTTTTTTGCCATACATGAACATAATCCTCTGCGCATCCTGGGGAGTGTTCTATATATATGGTTAAATTTCCTGTTTCTACATAAGTAGAATATTTACTGCGTTTATCTATTTTTATCATTGTCTTGCTCCTCTAATATAGTTATCTCATCATCTCTAAGCTCAATATTGTTTTCTTCTAAAAATTGCATTTTTATATTTTCAATACATTCTTCTTTAGAATTTGCCTCTCTGCCTAAATCTAGTGTTGTAAAAGTTATTTCTGCGTTATAAATGTTCATTATTTACCCCTTGTTGGTTTATATAGTTTCATTAAGGCCACTTTTTTGTAGAAAATATGTTAATTGATGTTCCTAATTTGTCTACTTCTTGTGTTGGTTTGCCATTAGGAAAGGTTAAAGCGGTGCTAAACGCTTTCCAGTCCTTTGGTGTCATTATTTGCTCTACCTTGTGAATAGGCGTGTTATCTTTTAGGCCGTACTTCTTGCGTAGTTGTCCTATGATGCTTTTATATTTAGATCTTATTTCGTTGCTCATTGTTGCACTGCCTCTAATTGCCATTCGCCACAATGTCCGCATGAATAATCAAAGCCATGTTTAAAATCTTTATATGGTAATGCTTGATATGTCATTTCTCCAGACTCGTTGCATTTATTACATTTAAAGTTAGTTCCGTCATCTAATAGGTTGCCAACTCTTAAAACGTCTTTAATTGTGTAAGTGTTACTCATTACGCCACCTCTTGCTCTTGCACATAATCAAAAACGATTTCCTCGCCTATGATATATACATACATATTCACTATGGCTTCTGGACTTGAAAAGTCTGTCATAACTTCGCCAAAGTTAAATAACTCATATTCTTTTATAAAGTCAATAATATTAAAGACTTGATCGCCTAGCCATTGAGTAGCTTTATAAGATCCTATGATGTAATAATCAGTATTAAAGATTTCATGGTGTAAATCATCATGGTTATTGTCAATCCATTCTTTATCGTAATTGATAATAGAATCGTTGAAGTGTTCTTGTATTTCTTGTTTCTTGTAGTTCATGTACTTCTCCAAAGTATGCAAAACTTCATTGTCTTGCACCCAAAAACCCCACATATAGCGGGGTTGTTTGGTTTGGGTTGGGGTTACAATTGAGTTTCCAAAACTTTAAGAATAGAGTTGTTATATTCTATTTCCTCTTTAACTTCTTTTACAGCTATAGAATCATAGTCGCCATTTAATACCATTTTTTTAAGGCTTTCATTCATATTGCAATTTTCTAAAAATAAAACATCACATATGTGCGCTTTTTGTTGGTCTGATAAATTCATATTACTTCTCCAAAGTATGTAAGATTTAATTACCTTACAATACCCATTATCTATATTTACACACAATAAGCAACACTTTATAGTTAAAAAAGTGCAATTATTTACCTAAAATGTGCAAAATAACCTAAAATAAAGCATGGAAAAGGGAAAACCAGGTAGAAAAAGAAAGCTATCTAATCTAAGTGAAGAAGAATACAAACAGATCAGTCTATGGTCTGGAGATGGCTTAAATGAAAGCCAAATCGCTACATTGCTTAATGTAAACATCTCAACAATAACTAGAGAAAAGAAAAGAAACGAGCAATTTGCACACGCTATAAAAAAGGGAAAGTACAAAGCCGTGCAGCTCGTGGCGAACAAAGTATTTCAAAACGCAATGGATGGTAAAGAAACAAGCGCAATATTTTTCCTAAAGAATCGCGACCCAGACAACTGGGCGGATCGCCAGGAAGTAAACTACAACCTAGATCTTAAGAATGTTCTCACAGACGCGCGCAGTAGGATAATCGATCACGCGCCGTCTGGCACGCTAACCAATCGCACGCGCACGCAAAGAGCAAGCGACAGCGACAGCGAGGGCGTGAATGAATAATAGGGTGGGGCGGATGCGGGCAATAGTTTTGCTCCCTTTTTAACTAATGCATAATTCTCTCGTAATTTCGCATTTGACCCCCCCTTTCGTTGCATGGCGGTGGTGATATATGTATAACTACTGAACTAAAATTTTTTAATTTTTTTTAATATATGAAATACGGCGTAAAACTAGAAAAGGAATTGATGACCGAACTATGGTCAGGTCCAATTAAAGACAACCCAGTTAACTTTGTTAAGTATGTGTTCCCGTGGGGACAGAAAGACACCCCCCTTGAAGATTTCAAAGGACCAAGAAAGTGGCAGGAAAAAATTTTACGAGAAATGGCAATACACATTGAGCGTAATAATGTATTAGATCTGCCAGAGATGTTTAGACTAGCTGTAGCATCAGGTCGTGGTATTGGTAAGTCCGCACTTGTCGCATGGATCATAATATGGATGCTATCAACCAGACTAGGCGCAACCATAATCGTAACTGCTAACACCGAGCAACAGCTTCGTTCAAGAACATGGGCAGAACTTGGTAAGTGGCTAACCCTAGCAATTAATTCTCATTGGTTTACCAAGACAGCTACAACGATTAAACCAGCGCAATGGTTTGAAGATGCGCTAATAAACGATTTAAAGATAGATACTGGTTACTACTACGCGCAGGCGCAGCTATGGAGCGAGGAGAATCCTGACGCTTTCGCTGGTATTCACTCCTCCTACGGAGTTTGCTTAATCATGGATGAGGCATCAGGTATCCCCGCGCCCATCTACTCTGTCTCCGAAGGTTTCTTCTCCGAACCCACGCGCAACCGCTATTGGTTCACTTTCTCCAACCCGCGCCGAAACACAGGGCCATTCTACGACAGCTTTAACTCTAAGCAATCCTTCTGGAAAAATCAGCAGATAGATTCGCGAACTGTAGAAGGCACAGACCAAAAGCTCTTCCAAAGCATGATTGAGCAGTATGGCGAAGATTCCACAGTCGCGCGCGTGGAGGTGATGGGCGAGTTTCCATCTGCGGATGACGATACTGTCATACCTATGGGATTGGTTAAGGCAGCAGTTGATAGGGATGTCTCTCTTACAGCTAACGCACCGATTATATGGGGACTGGATGTTGCACGATTCGGCGGAGATAACTCTGCATTGTGTATACGCCAGGGAAACCATGTTATGAGTATTAAGTCATTTAACTCTATGGACTTGATGCAGTTATGTGGTGTGATTAAGAATCAATATGATGAGTGTACTGCGATAGAAAAACCACAGGAAATATTAATTGATGTTATCGGACTGGGCGCAGGCGTGGTGGATAGGCTCGCGGAGCAGAACTTACCCGTGCGCGGAATCAATGTTGCCGAAGCACCATCAAGCAAGAAAAATTATTTAAACCTTCGCGCTGAATTATGGTTCAACATTAAAGACTGGCTGACGACTAGGGATTGCAGACTTCCGCAGGATGATGAGTTGGTCGCAGAACTAGCATCACCACTGTATAAGTACACCTCTACAGGTAAGATCAAGATAGAGAGTAAAGACGAGATGCGTAAGCGTGGAATTAAATCTCCCGACAAGGCGGATGCGCTCGCGCTGACGATGGCATCCTCGGCTGCAAGTTTTGGTGGAAGCACTAGCTTTTTAGGTTATAATTTCAGACAACCGCTTAAATCAAGAATAATCAGAGTAGGATAATTTATGGCAAAGAAATATAACGAAGAAGAAATCATGGCCGCAGTACAAGAAGAAGGCGATATGATTGACCTAGTAGGCGTGATTAAATCCGAAATGGATGACGCTAAAGATTTTATACACCAAGTTGGCGCAGAAAGAGCTGAATCAACAGAATACTACCTTGGCAATGAGCCAGAAGGTACTAGCTCACTACAATCAGAGTTTGTATCTACAGATGTTAGAGAAAGCATCTTGTTTATGTTGCCATCTATCATGCGTACTTTCTTTGGTACTAAAAAAATCGTGGAATTTGTACCCAAAGGACCAGAAGATATAGAGGTTGCACAGCAACAAACAGACTATATTAACTATGTCATACAGCAAAAAAATGCTGGATTTCAGGTTTTGTATGACGTTTTTAAGGATGCGTTGGTCAGAAAGACTGGTTTTGTAAAAGTTTTTTGGGATGACAGCGTAACTGCTACTACCCACGAATTTACCAACATAGATCCACAATCCTACCAAGCATTAATCATGGATAAGAATGTAGAGGTGGTAGAAGAGTCAGTAACCAATGAGACTATCGTAACGATTGAC